TGCACCATTGATCATATCCCTGCTGCTATCAAATCTAATCCTAAGGTCAAGATCTTTCGTCAAGAAAGTGATAACAAGAATATCGGGTTTATTAAGAATCAGGCTTTTAATCTCGGCACGGGAGATGTTCTTGTTGAGGTTGATCATGATGATCAGATCACACCAGATTGCTTGGAAGAACTAGCTAAGGCATTTGGGGACGATACGGTTGGATTTGCTTATAGTGATAATGCTGTTCTACACCATGAAGATGCTTTTGTTCCCTTTGACCAATCGTATGGTTGGACATACCGTATGTTTGACTGGAAGGGTAAGTCACTATATGCGATGAACTCTTTCCCGCCATCATCACAGTCGCTTGGATACATTTGGTATGCCCCTGACCACGTTCGAGCATGGCGGACGACTACCTATAAAGAACTGGGCGGACATAATGTAGAGCTTTCAATATGCGACGACCACGATCTATGCCTAAGAACATACCTCCACACCCGTATGTGTCACATTCCCAGGGTTCTTTACATCTATAGAGTAACAGGCAATAATACCTGGCTTGAGCGTAATGCTGCTATTCAGACTAAGACTGTCGAGCTCTTTAATCAATATGCTCAGAGACTGGCTGAGAAGGATGCTGACGTTCGTGGACTAATGAAAGTAGACATTGGAGGTGGTTTGAATCCATATCCTGGTTATATTACAGTTGACACTCGCGAGACTGCTGATCATGTATATGATCCAAACGATGGTATTCCTCTGCCAGATAACTCGGTAGGTGTTTTAAACGCATCGCATATTCTTGAGCATCTTCATGATAAGACTAAAATCATGGGTGAGATTCATCGCGTACTAGCGCATGGTGGCTGGGCATTTATTGAGGTTCCATCTACAGATGGTCGCGGAGCTTTCCAGGACCCTACACATGTATCTTATTGGAATGAAAATTCTTTCTTATACTATACAGATAAATACCTTGCGGACTTCATCAGCAATGATACGATTAGGTTCCAGGAATTTAGAAGAGAAACATATTTTCCAAATGAGTGGATGCAAAATATGGGTGTTTTGGTAACGACAGCATGGCTTGTCGCAGTTAAGGATGATCGCACTCGATACCCTCATTTGCTTAAAATTTAAGAGGTATAAATGGGTACAGCTACACCAAAAACAGGTCAAATAGCATTTTCAGACTTAAACACTGGTATTTTACAAGCAGGCTCAACGACCTCGCTTAATATGAATACTGCTGCGCAACGCATGGGGTACTCGCTAACAGGGGAAGTATCAATATCTTTATTACGTGGGTGTATAGGCTTCGCAACAGCGTTTACATTTTACCCAGCCAGTAAATATGTACCTGCCTACTATGCCGCTGAGCCCAATTTAACATATTCACCAGCAGGTGATAAAATTGTGTCGGTGGTCGGGTCATCTGGATTTGGCTATGACGGTGCCGGCTTGAGCGGCGGCTCGCCTGGTAGTGACCCATCAATAGGGTGGCGAGGCACAAGCGCAACAAGAATAGTTGTAAATGACTCATCAAGGACTTTATCACCGGCGGCAACGAATACCGCCGTATACGGTACTCCTAGTATTCTTGATTCAACCGCATCACGGGGTATCGGTCTAAAATTTGTCTAAAAGAGTAATATATAATGATATACAAATGGTGTATACAACCCAAAGCTTTTTCTAATAATATTGTTGATAATATTGTTGAAGTGATTGAATCAAATTACGAGCTCACGGCTGGTTTAATTCAAGGTAGTATAGAAAGCCCCAATATAGAAGATAAAGGGTACAGGGTAAATAAAATAGCCTGGGTAGGTCGAGGTGAAAAAGATAGTTTTATAGGTCATCTTATTTGGCAGCAATTTGTTGAAGTTAATAGACTCAATTTTGGTTTTGATATTCAATGTATCCCTGAAATACAGTATACAGTATATGAAAGTGACAATAATGGGCATTATGACTGGCATTATGATTGTGAATTCAATAAATTATCTCCATATGATCGTAAATTAACATTTATACTACAGCTTTCTGATAGTGATGAATATGAAGGTGGTAATCTTCTTATTGATAAAGTATATGATACACCACCTGATAGAGACGAACTGAGAGAAAAAGGTACAATGCTTGTTTTTCCATCTTTTGTTAGACATAAAGTAACCCCTGTAACAAAAGGTGTGAGACGCTCCCTTGTTGCCTGGGCACATGGTCCAAAGTTTAGATGATTGTATGCTCCCTTCCAAGATGTGGTGCTACCAAATTCTGTTTAGATTTACAAGAAAAGACCAGGTTACAATTTGTAGGTGAATACTATCCTTATTATATTAACGAATTAGGTTATCAAAATATTAAAGCTGAAACGCATGAAACAAAGTATCAGCTAACTTACGACATGGATCATTTTTTATCTTTACTCGATAACCATGAAAACCATATTCTACTTGTAAACGATTCGCCTCATCTACTAGTTAACAGAGCAGACTATATTATTCTAAGACGCGATATGAAGAGCGCTTTTCTTTCTACTGCCAACTATTTGATGGTAATGTATCCAAGTATTAAAGCAAACATTATTATTCATATGCTAGATAGATTTTATATCAATTATGTTGCTATGAAAGGGTACATTGATAAATATGCAAGTAATGTAGTTTGGTATGAAGATTATTACGGTATAAACAAAACTACAACCAAACTACTTGACAAACATATACACAGCCACGCTATAACTAGCCACATCAATAAGTTGTTCAATGCTTAGAAAAAACCAAAATACCTTTGATAAAAGATATATGTTTACAGCATTCCAAGTAGTAAGTCCATTCATTGCACTTTGGGCATTGTTAACTTATGGTACCTTTCCGTTAATAGCATTAACACTTGTAGTTTTCTTTTTAATGAAATGCATAGGGCATGTAATCTTTTATCATAGAATTATTACACACAATACTCACGTTGTTCATCCTATAGTAAGATGGATCGGCACTGCTCTTGGTTTTTATGGTAGTCTTATTACCCCTATATCATGGGCTGCTATGCATATTAACCATCACAAATATGCAGATACTTGGAAGGACCCACATCCCCCTACCCTGCTTGGATGGAAGGCTATGTTCTCCATTTACTGGAATGATGCAGGGCCTAATAGCGGTGATCTTAAGACTGTAGTGAGACTTCGTAAAGATAAACCAAGTATGTTCTTTGAGAAATATTACTGGTCTGCTTTAATCATACCATCCGTTTTACTTTATCTTCTATCACCGCTGGCTTTTTGGTTTTTATTTTTTATACCCCTTACATTGAGTTTTTGGTCAATGCATATCACAGTATATGGTCATGATGAAGCTGGCCCAAAATATAAAGGGATTCTTTACGGTATCATTTCTATGGGGGAACATCATCATAAATGGCATCATGACAACCCTGGTGATACTACAGGGGAAGGTTGGCTAAATACTATTATAGAGTTTATTACAATTAAACCAACAAAGGTTAAGCAATGATTACGTTTGAGAGAGTCTATACACTGACTGACTTTGATTTTGATACGCTGGTCACCGACTCGTTCCCGGATATAAACATAAATTTTTTCAATCAAGTACCAATTGTGTTAACTGATACTGAAAAGAAGCAATACTATCTTGATCAGCTTACACATGCACTTAACGGTACATCACCTCTTCAAAAAGAAGGGGAATCACTCTTTGGGTTTAAGATAGTTGTTGATGGCATTGATAAAGTAGTAAACTTTGGATTTATCGAAGCTGATGGTGTAACATACAGAGGACATTGGTATCTTACATCCACTGTTAATGGCTCGCGTAGTTTCATTTATTCCAGTGAGGCTGCTGCTGCTCGCCATAATTTTTATACTAGTTTCGGTATTACAAGCTATAAAGCTCCAACCTTTAAAACCTCTTTAATGTATCAAGCACTTCAAAGAAATAATTCGAGTAATGTAATTTCTATTGTAGAGGAAGTGAACAACACCCAACTTACTCATATAGAGGGTGTCGCAGTTAAAGTGCAAGTGTAAGTGTAATGAAATTTTTACTTAATGTGGGTGCTGAAAAAGCTGGTACTACGTGGCTACATAACTATTTTCGCAACCACCCTTACTATCATGATATAGGTAAAGAGTTAAATCTGATTCAGCGTAACGATATTGTACCTACTCACTGCCCCTACCCTAACTATAAAAGTAATATTGAAAACTTCTATAGTGATGTCTCTAAGCTTAATAAAGTAACAGGTGACTTTACACACTATGAAGGATCAACAGAGAATGTTTACCGTCTTATTAAAGATGGACTTCTTAAGTATGATATTGAAGTTGTACCTGTTTACATAATGCGCGATCCAATAGACCGCGCATGGTCAGCATGGCATGAGCTCCATCAAGCAGCCGTTTATCATGGTCTACAGCACAATGATATAACAGACTTTGATATGCCAGGCCCCGCTGCTTTTACTGTTCATAGTATGTTGCAATGTAAGTATAAAGAAACTGTAGAAGCGCTGGATGCTGTTTTTAGTAAACCTTTATACTTCTTCTATGAAGACTTCTTTAAACAAGAATCTCTTGATAGTATTTGTGAAGCATTAGATATAACACCGATGCAAGGTTACTTTACTGAAAAAGTAAATGCCAGTAATTATGTAAGTGATGTACCTATTGAGTTTGTAAACATGTTTGGTATAACACCCAAGCACATGGAAGCTATTTCGTTTTTAAAAGAAAGATTCGGTAATGTCCCATGGTACCTCGCTCGTTACGAAAGAAACTAATATTAGTGAGGAGTTAAGACTAACACTACTTAAACATCCTTTCTTTCACCATTCTTATCGTTTCGATCTTCAAGATACTTTCATAGAGGGGCAGCCGAAGTCAGAATATGACTCGGCTGTTTTTCAGTTTCTGGAAGATGAACAGTATAATTATTCAGATCGATGTATTGAGTACTGGTTTCAGAGTTATAATAGTACACTAGCCACAGGATTAACTCCACACTGTGATTACAACTTCATTTATAGACAGAAGATGAAGTTAGAAGGTGATGATTGGCCTCATAGAGTTGATAAGAATTTAATTGTGTCTCCTATGACAATAGCTGTTTATCTTGAGATATCTGATGATTTAACAGGAGGTGAGTTGTGTATCTCATCAAGAACGTGGTATGAAGACCCCGAGCCAGCTAACATAACACTTGATCATGTGCTACAATTTCCATATGATACTATAACACCTACACAAAGTCAAGTACTTTATTTTATGGGTAGTGAAAATTATCATTGGGTTAATAAAGTAAATACAGGTATACGTAAGTCAATGCTTATCAATTTTTGGCCAAAAAAACTTCTTGATAAATAGTCAATAACACTGGGGTATAACTATGGCCGTTCCTACAACTAGAGCAGAATTCAAAGCCTATTGCCTACGTAAACTGGGTGCACCAGTTATTGAAATCAACGTGGACGACGACCAGGTCGAAGATCGTATAGACGAATGTCTTCGCTACTACTGGGACTATCACTTTGATGGTTCAGAGAAGATCTACTATAAGCATCAGGTCACAGAACAAGATCGTAGTAACAAATACATTACACTCCCTGAAAACATCATTGGAGCTATTAACGTATTTTCTATAGGCGATCCAATGGTCCGCGCCGATGACCTTTTTAACATTCGATATCAGATTGCTCTGAATGACCTCTATACTCTAACGTCAGTTTCTATGGTTCCTTACTATATGGTTATGGAACACTTGTCGTTGATTAGTGAGTTGCTCGTTGGCAAGAAGCCAATGAGATACTCTCGTCACACAAACAAGTGCTACATTGATATGGATTGGAATAGTGTTAAGGTTGGTGAGTTTCTATTGATTGAAGGGTATGAGGTAATCGATCCAGAGTTATTCTATGATGTATGGGCAGACCGCTGGCTTCAAAACTATACAGCAGCTAAAATCAAGTATCAGTGGGGAACCAACCTAACTAAGTTTACTGGTATGTCTCTTCCAGGCGGCGTTCAGTTTAACGGTATGCAAATCTTTTCAGATGCTCAGAGGGAAATTGCTACGATGGAGCAAGAGATGATCTCGTCATTCTCGTTGCCTGTCACCCACATGATCGGATAATATAGTGACAAGCTCGAATTTCTACTTTAACAATTTTACAAACTCAATGGAGCAAGATCTTGTTGAGTCTCTCGTTGTGGAATCTATATCAATCTACGGTCACTCTATCTACTACTGTCCACGTACCATAATCAACAAAGATGAGATCTATGGCGCCGATACAATATCTGAGTACAACAGCGCGTATGACTTCGATGTGTACATTAAGTCGTTTGATAATTACGAAGGAGATGGATCGTTCCTATCCAAGTTCAATCTTGAGATTAGAGACCAGGTCCGTTTTAGTATTGCTAGACGAACATTCAACAATGAGATTGGATCTCAGGAATTAATTGATCGTCCTCAAGAAGGCGACTTAATTTACTCTCCAATGATGAATCGTTTGTTCGTTATTAAGTATGTTAATAATACGGCTGTATTCTATCAAATGGGATCGCTACAAACATGGGATGTAACCTGTGAAGTATTCGAGTACTCCAGCGAAAGACTGAATACTGGTATTGCAGACATCGATGCAATTCAGAAGAAGTATTCCACTAACGAAGTGGATTGGGGTATTCTTACAGACGATGGTTCAACCCTGTTTACTTCAGATGGCGGCGCCATTATTCTCGGCCAGTATAACTTTGACACCCAGAACCAAGATGTGTTCGCTGATAACGATGAGTTCCAGTTGCAAGGTGAAAGCATTATCGACTGGACTGTAATAGATCCGTTCTCGGAGGGCGTAGTATAAAATGTTCGGACAAGTTTTCAATCACGGTACACTAAGAAAGTATGTGATATACTTTGGTACGCTGTTTAACGAGGTAATCCTTACACGTGACGATGCTCAGGGTAATCAGGTTGCTTATATGAAGGTGCCGCTCAACTACGGACCTAAGGAAAAGTATCTGGCTCGTTTAGACGGTAACCCAACTCTAGACAGACCTATTGCTATCACTCTGCCAAGAATGGCATTCGAGATGATGGACATACGATATGCAGCAGATAGAAAATTAACAACAACGGGGAAGCTGCGCACAACTGGCACTACTCCAGACAGCGCTAAGTATCAGTATAATCCAGTGCCATATGATATGCTCTTTAATCTATACATTATGGTAAAGAATGCAGAAGATGGTACTCGTATTGTTGAGCAGATCCTACCTTTCTTTGCTCCAGAGTGGTCAGCTACGCTTAACATCAATCCTGATCTAGGCATCAAGTATGACGTTCCTGTAGTGTTAAATTCCGTAAAGAGCGAAGATACTTATGAGGGGAACTTTGAAACTCGAAGAGCGTTGATTTGGACATTGCAGTTTACTATGCGTGGCTATCTATTTGGTCCGACTAAAGAAACAAACCTTATTAAGCAATCGGAGATTAATCTTATTGTGCCTAACCGTCAAACTATTACTGAGGGCATCGCTAACACATCGCTACTGAATACTGTTGAAATAACAGTAATTCCAGGATTAACCGCTAATGGAAATCCAACCTCCAATGCTGCTGCAAGTATTGATAAGTCGGAGATTCTATCCACAGATGATTACGGATTCATCATCGACATACAGGAAAACTACTAATGTCTGATGCCTTAAACAAGGCTCTAGATCTTGTTCCATATAATGACAAGAAAGAGATTGCCAAAGTAGAGCCAATAGATCAAGTGGCCAACGAAGTAGAATATGCACGTGAGAACCTTTACAGTGCCGTAGAAGCTAGCCAGCAAGTCGTACAAGATATGATTACAATTGCTCAGCAGTCTCAACACCCTAAAGCCTACGAAGTTCTCAACTCTGCAATTAAAACCTTGGCCGATGTTTCAATGGGCATTGCAGATCTTCAAATGAAGAAGCAAAGACTAATGAAGTCTGATGGGCAGACACCCTCGGAAGATGGACAGGTTATCAACAACAACTTATTCGTAGGATCGACAGCTGAGCTTCAAAAGATGCTGGAAGATATGAGGAACAATGGTTAATATGATCGATAGGGGATATAATGGCAACCCCCTGCTGAAGAAGTCCAGAAAAAAAATTAAATGGACTGCAGAGCAGCTTCAAGAGTGGATGAGATGCGCCAGTGATCCCATATACTTTGCTGAAAAGTATATCCAAATTGTTCATGTTGACCATGGCTTGATTCCTATTAAGCTTTATGACTACCAAAAAGAGATCATAGAGAAGCTAACTAATAACCGCCGTGTTACAGTTGTTACATCTCGTCAGGCTGGTAAGACTACCACAGCTGCAGCTATTATTCTACACTACATTCTATTCAACTCTCATAAGACTGTAGCGCTGTTGGCCAACAAAGGTGATGCAGCTCGAGAAATTCTTGATCGTATTCAGCTATCATACGAGTCGCTTCCAGACTGGTTACAGCAAGGTGTTGTTGAGTGGAACAAAGGATCCATCGAACTAGAGAATGGCTGTAAAGTTATTGCTGCTGCGACTAGCTCATCGGCTATTCGTGGTAAGTCTATCTCGTTACTATATATTGACGAAGCTGCGTTCGTCGAGAACTGGGACGAGTTCTTTGCTTCGGTTTTCCCAACGATTTCATCCGGTGAAACTACAAAGATTCTATTCACCTCTACTCCTAACGGCCTTAATCACTTCTACAAAACTTGTATGGGCGCCAAGGAAGGCACAAATGGTTATCAGTTTGTAGAAGTGCCTTGGCAGATGGTTCCGGGCCGTGATGAAAGATGGAGACAAGAAACCCTAGGGGCAATGGACTTTGATCTTGAGAAGTTTGCTCAGGAATTCGAATGCGCATGGTTAGGATCCTCTGGTACTCTGATCTCCGGCGCTGTTCTAAAGACTCTTGTGTCAATGAGAGCTCTAAACGAACGAGATGGTCTGACTCAGTACTATATGCCAGAGCCTAAGCACTCATATGTTATATCTGTAGATGTGTCAAGAGGTAAAGGCTTAGACTACTCTGCCTTCCACGTCATAGATGTCACAAAAATGCCATACCAGCAAGTATGTACGTACCGTAACAACATGGTTACACCACTTGACTATGCGGACATTATACACCGTATTGGTAAGGCTTACAACACGGCATCTGTTCTCGTAGAAGTTAATGATGTAGGTCAGCAAGTGGCTGATTCATTGTTCATGGATTATGAGTATGAGAGCATCATTTACACCCATGGTGCAGGACCTAGAGGAAAGCAGATTACTACTGGGTTCGGTAAAAACCAAAAGAAGATTGAAAGAGGTGTACGGACTACCAAGATTGTTAAGGCTGTTGGTTGCTCAATGCTTAAGTTACTTGTAGAACAACGACAGTTAATTATTAACGACCATAGTACCATTCACGAGCTATCTAGATTCTCTAGAAAAGGAACGTCATACGAGGCAGAATCCGGAGCCAATGATGACCTTGCTATGGGACTAGTATTATTTGCTTGGATGACAGACCAACAATATTTTAAAGAATTAACAGATATAAACACACTGGCTAAGCTAAGAGATAGATCTGAAGAAGAAATGGAACACGAGCTATTTGACTTTTATTATGCTCAAGATAGTCTGGATGAGGAGTATTCAGACGAATCTATTGATTTGATAAATAATCCACACAAGATGGTGGAGTTTAGGGGCTTGTTTTCCTAGTTTCGTTTTTGTATAAATATCACACGTAGACACTAACCAAACTTCACTTGATAAGGGAGAATACAATGGCATTTCAAGTTAGCCCTGGAATTAACGTTTCAGAAATCGATCTAACCACAATTGTTCCAGCAGTTTCAACTACTGAAGGCGCAATCGCAGGATGTTTCCGCTGGGGACCTTGCGAAAAGGTTCAACTGATCGACAACGAGTCCAAGCTAGCCGCACGTTTCGGCAAGCCTACAAATTACAATCCAGAAACTTGGTTCACAGCAGCCAACTTCCTCGCATACGGCAATGCGCTATATGTTTCCAGAGCATTTGACTCGACCAGCATGCTCAATGCATATGCCAATACGGGTGCGATCACTTCTAACTCAGCTATGATTGTTAAGAATGAAGATACATATGAAACTGCATCTGCATCGTTTGATACAGACGTCGAGTACGTAGCAAAGTATCCTGGTGCTCTAGGCAACTCGCTTAAGATTTCTGTGTGTGACACAGCTAATGCTTTTGCTTCTGCTATTGACCTTACAGCGGTTAATTCTAATACGCTATTCAACGCTGCGGGTACAAAGCTAACTCTTGCAGTTGGTGCTACTAGTGCCACGGTTACTCTTGCTAATAATGCAGCTCTTGCAGCCAGTACGCCACTTCCTCACGCAAACACCGTGGCCGCTCTTTATACTGTTGGAGACTATATCCGAGTAGGTAATACATCTATTGGTTTCCAAGATTTGAAGATTACAGCTGTGGGCAGCGTTGTAGTTGCTAACTCATCCGGTACAAACTCTGGTTTTGCATCGTTCACTCTTTCACTAGAAGACAAGTATCGTCTATCTACCGCTTTTGAATCCCAAACTGTTGATCGCAAGTGGGAGTATAATGCTGTAACTGATGCTGCTCCAGGACAAAGTCAGTTTGTAATCGCAGCTGGTTCAGCAATAGCTGACGAACTACATGTTGTTGTTTCAGACGAAGACGGTCTATTCACTGGTCAGAAGGGTGCAGTACTTGAAGTATTCAAGGGTCTGTCCCGCGCAACCGATGCTAAGACCGCTGATGGTTCGACAAACTACTATAAAACGGTTCTCAACAACTTCTCCCAGTATGTTTGGTTCGGAAGCGATCGTCCCGGCGCTGCTAGTGCAAACGCCGCTTCACTTGCAGCCACATCAACAACTACTCCACTCACGCTATCATTCGTAGCTGGTGCAGATGGCGGTGATGAAAGCACAATTGCATTTGCTGATATAGCTCGTGCATATGACGCATTTGCTTCACCAGAAACAGTAGACATCTCGCTTGTAATGGCAGGGAAGTCTCGTGGGGGTACAAATGGTGAGCAGCTTGCTAATTATCTGATCGATAATATTGCCGAAGTCCGTAAAGACTGCGTAGTGTTTATCTCTCCTGATTATGCTGATGTTGTAAACAACGTTGGTCTAGATCAGTCTGCAGATACAGTAACATTCCGTAATAGTGTAACATCATCTTCATATGCTGTTCTCGATTCTGGATATAAGTATCAGTACGACAAGTACAACGATCTGTATCGTTATATTCCACTCAACGGAGACGTTGCTGGTCTGGCTGTTCGTACAGATAGCACAAATGATCCATGGTACTCGCCAGCAGGCTTCAACCGTGGTATCATCAAAAATGTTATCAAGCTAGCATATAACCCAACACAAGCAGATCGTGATCTGCTTTATAAGAACGGTATCAACCCAGTTGTTACGTTCCCAGGTCAGGGTACCATCCTTTACGGTGATAAGACTCTATTGTCTACTCCAAGTGCATTTGATCGTATCAACGTTCGTCGCCTGTTTATCGCTCTCGAGAAAGCAATTTCAAGGGCAGCTAAAGCAACTCTATTTGAGTTCAACGATGAATTTACAAGAGCAAGATTTGTAGGCCTAGTTGAGCCATTCCTCCGCGACATCCAAGGTCGTAGAGGTGTTACAGATTTCCGCGTTGTATGTAATGAAACGAATAACACTGCCGAAGTTGTTGACTCGAATCGCTTTGTTGGAGATATCTACATCAAACCGGCTAGAGCTATTAACCTCATCCAGCTGAACTTCGTAGCGGTTCGCACAGGAGTTGAGTTCTCTGAAGTCGTTGGAAAATTCTAATAAATAGATCAGATAAGGAGAATTCAAATGGCATTTAACGTTAATGACTTCAAAGGAGCGATGAATAGAGGTGGCGTGCGCCAGAACCTATTCGAAGTCAAATTTGATCCAAGCGGTGGTAATAACCAAGGGGACGATATTGTTCCTTTCATGGCTCAGGCAACATCACTACCATCATCAGATATTGGATCAATTCCGGTTCCATATTTTGGTCGTACCATCTTTCTAGCTGGGGATAGAACTTTTAATCCTTGGACTGTTAACATTGTTAATGATCCAGCGTTTTCAATTCGCTCGCAGCTTGAAAATTGGCACAACAAACTGAACGGTCGTGTATCCAATACAAGATCAGCTCAGTATGCTCTTGCTAGGAACTATAAGATTGACGCTACTGTAACTCAGTTCGACGCTCAGAGAAAAGTTCTTAGAAAGTATAAGTTTATCGGAGCTTTTCCAATTACTGTTGGCGATATTGCACTGAGCTGGGCTGACAACAACGCAATTGAAACATTCCCAGTTACGTTCCAGTATGATTACTGGGATATTGATAATTCGGACAATTCAACCATTCCAGGCGCAGCCCAAGCAGGTATTAACATAGCATAAAATTTCTTAGTTTCAATTTAGGTGTATTATGGCAGAATTATTTGGTTTTGAAATTAAGAGAAGACAACCGGAACCCGTATCCTTCGCTCCAGAGCGTTCGGATGACGGGGCCGTTGTCGTCTCTGAAGGTGGTGTATATGGCACATACATCGATATGGACGGCTCCATTAGAACGGAAGCTGAGTTAGTTAATAAGTACAGAGAAATGTCTCAGCATGCTGAGCTCGAACGTGCTATTGACGATATTGTTAACGAAGTTATTACTCAAGAGCCCGAACAAAAGATAGTCGAGCTGATCCTCGATGATCTCGATCAGCCCGACAACATTAAAGATATGCTCGTTCAAGAATTTGATGGCGTTCTAAAGCTACTCGAATTCAACGATCTTTCATATGAAGTATTTAAGCGTTGGTATGTAGACGGTAGATTGTATTATCATGCTATTGTGGATCCTGAAAATCCACAAATTGGTATTACAGAGCTTCGCTACATCGATCCTCGTAAGATCCGTAAGATTAGAGAAATTAAAAGAAGAAGGCTCAAAGGCCAGGAGCTTGCTGGACAAGACGTAACTGTATCTCAAACATCAGTCGAATACTTTATCTATAATGACAAAGGCTTCTCAAAGACAACGGGTAACTCATCTATTCCATCCAATTCTATTGGTGGCATCAAGATTGCAAAAGACTCTATCATTTACTGCACCTCTGGCCTCACTACGCCAAGCGGTGACCTAGTACAGTCATATCTACATAAAGCTCTGAAGCCTCTGAACCAGCTGCGTACAATGGAAGATAGTCTTGTCATCTATCGTATCTCACGTGCTCCTGAGCGCCGTATTTTCTACATTGATGTTGGTAACCTTCCTAAGATGAAGGCCGAGCAACATCTTCGTGATATTATGACTAAGTTTAAAAACAAGATTGTATACGATTCGTCCTCTGGAGAAATCAGAGACGACCGTAAGTTTATGACAATGTTGGAAGACTTTTGGCTTCCACGTCGCGGCGGCGAGCGTG